TCATTGCGATCGACCTGCACTATTGTCCTCAACCTCTATATCCTTCTCCTCAACACCGGAGACATTCAGCACCTCTCTCATCACGCGATAGTGTCGGGATACAGGATTGTCCTCAGATATTTTTCTGTTATACAGGGAGGCCGTGAACGTCAGATTCCCCTCACCGAAAGCATCTTCACTACCGGGCAGATTCATAAAGCATTGTTTAACCGTAGTCCAGCTGGACTGGTCAGCGTTTAGTTCCGTCTCTTCTGTTATTGCCCCGCTGCCACTTTCACAGCCCGTATTCCACGCCAGATAGTTGTTTGGCGTGGCTGAACTCCTGTATGTGACAGCTGTTTTAATGCCAATCAACTCTCCACCTCTATTATCAATATCAGCAAACGTTGCCACTGCCGCATCCGTGGACGCCCCCAGCAGCAGGTAACCAGCATCACTACTCGGTGTGTTCAGTCCTGTAACAATATCTTCCCCCAGTGAGTTTTCTGCACGACCTCCCTCAAACTGAGTAACCTCACTGTATCTCACCTCAATACTACCCAGTGGAGAGGCTTCTGCGATGTTTTCGTCGTTATATGCCACCGTTGCGCAGTACATATCTCCCAGCATCAGCGTACCTGTAACGCCTGAGGAAAAAATATAACCACTGGTTACCCCAATGGTGACTGATACGCTGTCTGTTCTTGCGGGGGAGAACGTGCCTGTTTGCGACAAGGCTCCACTGCAATACAAGTCCGCTGTGCATTTAACGCCATCCCAAGTAACAAAAATTTCGTAGTAATAACTGGCGGCTTCTGCCGGATAAGGCGTCAAAAACGTACACCCTCCCACCGAAATGACGGAAAGACCTGAAGAATATTTTGTTCCCTCACCCAGAGTAAGACGAAATCCCATTTGCACGGCAGACTCACTTATGTCAGGAAGCGGAACTTTAAATGCAATACGTCCTCCTGTTGCACTTAAAACCAACCCCGACCTGTCGATACCATAAACGGTCTGCGTGCTACGCTGGACTGAAGAAGGTGTGGTGCCTATGGTTGTTTCAGTGATGAGTGTGACACCGTACTCTTTCAGCAACGACATGATTGTTGATGCTGAGTAAGAACTGGTAAGCTCACGGTTTGCCGGGATCTGACAGAAACCTTCCATATCGATGATATTCAAAATTTAACCCTCATTTCATAAAGTTAGTTTTCATTGCAAAGGGGTAACGAATGCAAAACTCAACCCCATACGGTTAACCACCAGGGGGCCGTTGGTTCTGGCCTGACGACCGTGCTGAAGTTGCGCCTTGTTAATCACCAGTGGTCCACTGCTCTGATGAGCGGACTGGATCAGTGCTTTGTTGACCACCAGGGGGGCATTGGTTCTGGTCTGACGGACGTGCTGAAATTGCACCTTGTTTATCACCAGTGGTCCACTGCTCTGATGAGCGGACTGGAGTTGTGCACCATTAATTACCAGCGGAACCACTGAATCTGTTGAATACGAACCTGATGACGTTGCAGCAATCAATGCCCGAACAAATTCAGCATTTACAATTTCACAACCGGACGCATCCTGCGAAGGGGTGGGGGTGGTTGGCATGCCAGTGAACGCAGGGCTGTCCAGCGGCGCTTTTCCCTTATCAGGTGCTCTCTGATTGTGCTGTCGTCGCTCGCGATCGATTTCCAGCACGGTTTTAACATCATAAAAAACTTCCCTTCCCCGACGCTCAACAGGAGGAACGCCCCATTTATCAAATGCCTGAACGGATATACCGATGGAGGAGGCCATATCGCTTTTATTCAATAAACAGGCCATCTCCTCTCCATAAGCCATCGATAAAAAACGATACAACAACCTTGTATTTTTACGAAACCATTTGATTTTATTTATATTTCATACATCGATCACATCAAAAAGCATCATCAGGTTGTTGTATTTATTTCTGTTTATTCTTACTTATCAATGAGATATAACAAACAATTAAACAACAACCACCCCCTCAAAAAATCTCATAAATAGCGCGTTTTTGCGCGTCCACCGACCCCCGGTGTTTCAAATTCCGGAAAGGACCCGTAAAAATGAGAAAAAATTATCATTTTCATAAATATCAGGCTCAATAAGCGCCCCCCGTCGCTTCCGGTATATCCAGACGATTAGAACCTCATTATCCAGATGCTAAAATAACTAAACCATTACAACCTGATACGGAAAACAAAAATGCAAAACACTATTTCGAACGGGTTCCATCGACTGGGCATTCTGCTGGCTACACTGGTGTTCATCTTTGGGCTTTTATTTTCACCAACAGATACGCAAGGCTTCTCGCTGCTTGATATATTGACTTCACTGACATGCGCCTTGCTGATATATGCTGTTCTCAGATTTGTCGGATGGGTCGTCAACGGATTCATAAAAAACAGCTAACACATTACAGCAGCCCCCTTCAGTGAGAGAGGACTGCTGTAATGCCTGTTACTCATTAACTACCGCACCTTTCGGTAATTCCATACCGGCAAATACCGGACAGCCCGGATGGCGCTCATCTTCTGTTGCTTCCAGCATGGACTCACCAAACCACTCCGTCGTGGCACGACCATCAGCTGCTTTGTAGTGGATCAAGTACTGGTTTTCGCCACCCGCATACTGAGCACGGCCTTTCACCTCACCCCATTCATCACTGATGCGTACTTCCACCAGTTGTGACAACTCAAACTTAAACGGAACAGCAGCACTAATTACAATCGGTTTGTTTTCTGTTTTTTCCATCATCGTCTCCTGATATCGAAGCCCGTCGCCGCACCGGGCACTGATCAACATTTGAGTATTCGCGGCGACAGAAAGAATTTATTTTATTGAGTAGCCACAAACACAGAATTTCATGCTTTCCGGACGCTGGCACACCCTTCATTTTTCAGCGAAATATTCTGCTCTTACAGGCGATCAGCTCTGCAGACACTGCCGAACACCGTCGACAATTTCGCAGACCTGAGAAGCCGTATCGAAAAGCTGGCGCGCCTTATCCAGGCTGACGCACCCCACCAATAAAAAAGGCACCAGTATCGCTACCAGTGCCCATTTCGCCGCCGTTCGCGGCATTCTGTGTGTCCAGTGTTTTCGCGTCATATCACCACCAACGCACAGCCCAAATCAGAACAGCGACCGCAACAAGGCGAATTGCAAAGGCCGTTGCCCGAATAAAATCAGCACTCATCTGTTTAAATAAATTGTTGTGTATGCAACCAGTGCGGTACAAATAATCCATGCAACTGGCGTCAGTATGTGCCTGATACCCCGGCATACCGCGATGATTTTTGCGGCATCATCAGCCCCCTGCGGAGTGGTTTCTGCTTTTATCATCAGATCATCTCCAAATTTATCTTTCGTCGTGTTAGGCTTTACTGGCATGAATGATCCCCATGCGCATTCACAAAGAGAATCCATAAACACAAAGCCCCGATTGCTCCAACAACCGGGGCTTTATTTTTTATTTACTGGTATGAGTACGGCATTTAGCTATTTCATCACGGGCTTTACTGTCTCCGCGACAGATACAACGCACCGTGTCTCCGCTCAGCGTGGTAATGTAAGCCTCATCCTCTTTTTCTACCGTAATACATGGAATATTCCCGTCCCGGCAATACTCAATTTTTGCTGCAAGATGAGTGTCACGCGGATAGAACTCCAGACGATACATATCCCCCAGGACGTGCAATTCCTCAACCTGGCGACCATCTTTAGTTACCGTAATTTTTTTCAGTGCGTACATACGTACCTCCGTTCTTTCGTTTTTTGAGCAATAAAAAAGCCGCTCATGGCGGCCCTGTATGTTTTGCAAGCTATCGCTTCAATTGAAAATGTGGGCCGTCTTTAAGCGTCCGCCAGTCCCCGCCCCATTCGATGGCAGTTCCCAGCTCTGCGGCAGCCTGCTTAAATGCCAGCGCGATTTTCTCGTACAGAGGCCAGTCCCATGACACCTTGCTGCCAACGTAGGCCACAACATCAACCGCATCGCCGGTCAGGTGGCGGCTGTTCATCGTCCGGCTTTTGCCTGCGGCGACCAGTTGTTTCTGGCGGTACCTGCTACGCAGGCCTTCAGTGATACCAAAATCAACTTCCGTCAGTTCCAGTGCCCGGCGAACTACAGCCACCAGCTGCGGCTTAACACCCTCCAGATTCTTTTCGCTGCGACGACTAAATCTGAATTTTTCCGACATACTTAACTCTTGTATTCAGCTCTTCTTTTATACACAGAAATTGCCCCACATATGGGGGCAAAGAAACACAATCACGAAATAACTGCCACTCACGACTCTCGATCTAATTCCATAGCCCAAATATGATGTGGGCCAGAAGAATATTTTGTACACAAATTTACTTTCGTGTCTGAGAGGATGGCTGCCATTGCAGTTTTCCTGAGTTCGGCAGTTAAGACGTTATCAGGATAATTCTTTGCGGAAGGAATAAACCAAACACGTTCAGCATCAGCTACCACATAAACCCCTTCAGTATTTGTGTTTATATCTGAAATATATTTCTTAAGTTGCACCCCTGCTACAATATTTGCAGTGGTTTGATTACAGATATTTCTGAGTTGTTCACTAACACCTGCATATACCTGACCAGATGCAATACCAGTCATCAAAACAAGAGCGCTGATCAATTTTTTAGTGTTCATATCATTCTCCATTTACAACAATGAATCGTCTTCGTTCATTAAAATCATTAAGGCCGACCTGCGTTTTAAAAGTTTCTTAAAATTTGTCAGGTCATGTTTCGACATTGAATTTGTGGCAGAAGCACACGGCGAATCTTCAATTTCTTTATTTTTCGGCACACACTGATCCGGAGCAAATGCATTCCAGGGTGCTTCCCGCCATGCAGGAAAATTAGCCGGAAACCCTGCAAGATGATAACCATCCTCATTCGGAGCAACAGCTAATCCCCGATACAAATCCCCTCTGTAAGCCCTGTTACGTTGCATTTCTCCCTGTATAACGCCAAAAGATACCCTGTACCACCCAATAATTTGTGACAATGGAATTCCTCCCAGTGCTGCGAATTCATTTTCGCTAGGGTGCGGACTGTATCTTCCTAAAACGCCATTTACATCAAACATATTTGGAGCGGCAGTAACGACATATATATAATATTCGCTATAGCCGCTCAGGATATTTTGGCCTATCAAGTGTGCCTGTCTAAGTGTTGTTGTAGTAGATACGTATCCGTCGTCGTAACGGGTATTACCAGTTACAGTGCCACGGGCATGATCATATAAATTTATATTTACTGGCGTTCCACGGTCATATGCTTCATTCTGCCCCCGAGATAATAACCCTCCTGCCCGCCTAATCTCTTCAGGATTTCTGGCATCCGCTCTGTAAAATTCATTTGCACTGGAAGACACAGAGAAAAAAGCAATAGAAAAGAATAACAGCACTAATTTTTTCATAACATTCTTCTGAATTTACCTGTTACCGTCATAAAAATAACAACTTTAGATAACGCTATTTATACTGGATGTATTGATAAATAAATCATGCATTCATTCCTCAGCAACACCATATTAAATTCAGCCAGCATAGAAATTAAAAAACATCTTTTTTAATTTCTTTTAGACTCTCAATAACGACAGAATTTTTGAAACGTTCCCGCGCGCCCAGACCACCAGCACACAGAACAACAGATTACCCAGCACCATCGCCCAGTTACCGGGAAGAGGACGACCACACAGATAGCTGAGTGGCGCGACCGCGTATATCAGCATCAGCAGCCAGGCCAGCCATGACACCAGCGGTTTATACCTGGCATCTTTTCGGCGGTAGAAAAAAAGCGTCAGCACGATGACCGTACATAACGCCACATTCAGCACTCCGGGAAGGTTACCTGACATTGCCGCCTCCTCCCCGCAGACGGGAGAACAGCCCGGATATCAGAGAACCAATATCCTGCTGGTGAATGAAAGACAGAATCTTCACTGACACCACCGACACCAGCACCGCGCACAGTGCATCAATCGAAGCGCTGTCATATCCGGCCTTATCAGCAAGATATGAAGCCAGCACTTTTGCCCCCAGCACGCCGATGATGAAAGACACCACAAAGTGACCCACAATCCTCCAGGCTGAAAGCGCCTGCGGCATCGTTGCCACAAATAACGCCCCGGCGAACGCACCAAACACAATCCCGAAATCCGTTCCGGTAAACAGCCCGAATACCGTCGCCCCGCCGAGCGCCGCAGCCGTGCCGGAACCGGACAAGGGTTCAGACATATTTTTTCTCCTGTAAATAAAAAAGGGCCACCAGCGGCCCGTAAAAACTACGCCCCATTAAAAACACCGCAGATGCCTTTTATGGGGCGTTATTTGATGTGCGCAGGGTATGTCGTGAAGAAATAAAATTAAGCTTATCTAAAATTATTATTAATCTGAAAATTTAAACCATTTATGATGCTTACTAATATAAGAACGCCTCCGAAAGGAGACAGATACTTATTATTCTTCATGGATTTTGTCCCGCGGTCTAAATCCAACAAACACGCTACGTCTCCCCCCTCTCGCAAATTGCTACCCAAGGTTCTTGTCCCACAAGCTTTCCAGAGTTCACATGCTTTTTAATCTGGTACAGGAATAAAAAAAAACCGCCAAGTATGGCGGTTAGTCAACGCATGAGATAAACCATTTTTATTGTAATAAAAATCGAAGTGTCGGGTGCATCCTGAAATATCTATCCCTACAACAGATATTATGATTCCCCATGAAACCACCCTCGCACTGAGGAACACCTCTTTAGTGTTATTTACAACACCGGGATGATGCATCATCGGCCCTGCCAGGAAATATAAAATCTCCACCGATATTGCACCATCCCGGTGTTGTAAAAAATCAGCACTGAGGCTACACCCCACCTAACATCATAGCCAGAAAGCAAAATGTCATTTAAAAACAACCTGCCCCCACGTAATAAAAAATACGCCAGTGCCACAATACCGTAAGGCTTGTTTCTCTGGAGCGGGCAGCGGGAATCGAACCCGCATCATCAGCTTGGAAGGCTGAGGTAATAGCCATTATACGATGCCCGCATATGGTGCCGACTACCGGAATCGAACTGGTGACCTACTGATTACAAGTCAGTTGCTCTACCTACTGAGCTAAGTCGGCACTGGACCGCCACCGGGGACTTGAACCCCGCACAATCAACTTAGAAGGTTGATGCTCTGTCCCGATGAGCTAGTGACGGCTGGTGGCCCTTGCTGGACTTGAACCAGCGACCTGGCGATTATGAGTCGCTCGCTCTCACCACTGAGCTAAAGGGCCTGCCCAACGCATCATTGCGCTGGTGCTGCGCCATAATAAGAATAATCCTGACGTTTTCAATAAAAATAGCGTCAATAACCGTAAATATCCGCATGTTTTTTTATTATTTATGAAACCCAGAAATAACAACACATATATTTAATATTTATTTTTCACCTTACAGCCTGTCCAAATGACTCTTTTCGAAAAAGCCAGCAAGCTGAAAGCCCCGTATTAGCAACCACCAGAGCGTTTAACGTCCAGCACCACTTTTTAGGCATAAAAAAACCCGTTCACCGACGGGTTTTAAGCTATGTGGCGAAGTAACCACTCTTAACATACTAACGTCCTTTTTGCGGACCGCACTAGTCATTTTTTTACTTTTTACAAGTCATCCATTTCAAGCCTGACTCCAAGCATTGAAATACATCCGTCAATAAACCCTTCAGCCATCTGTATCTCTATACGTATCAATTTTTCGTCTTTTTTGCGAGTTCTTGCGAGTTTTCTTTTCGATATGCCATACAGGTAATGAGCCACTATCAAAGAATGCTCGTACGGTTTTCTCTTTTTAAGAAGAGCAAGACAGCTTTCAATAATTAATGCATCACTATCTGAACAAGCCTGACGTGTTTTGCTTGTATAGGGAAGAAGCCCTTTAAACCCAGCAGCTATAGGCGAATAGTCTACTCCAGAACTATCACTCGCCGCCCATGCTCCCCAACGCTCCAGAACCATCTGAATATTACGCATCAACTTTCTCCACAAAATCAGGCCAGCACGCCAATTGCCAGCGCACGATCGATAAAACGAAATATCAGCTCCAGCTGGGAGCCATACTTCTCTTCAAATGCCACGGTATCCGCATGCAGCTCGTCGTGATGCTTTCTGCACAAAGGCAACACAAAAAGGTCATGCGCTTTTGTTCCCATTCCACCCTGACCGTGACCTGTCAGGTGGTGGGGATCATCAGCGGGCTTTCCACAACATGCACACGGCTGTGTCTTAACCCAGCGCGTGTACTTTTCATTAACCCAGCGGCGACGTTTTGGGCGTAACATAAAAGACTCCGGCGACTCCGGATCCACTTTCAGCGCCAGCACCTTTTTCGCCTTATCCTGGATGATGCTGGTGGCAGGAACCGAAGGCACAAGGTCACTTTCCCGGGTAACAGACGGCACAACAGGCTTCGGTAATCTCAGTGCCTTACGGGCTGCACTTTCCGGTAAGGCATCCGCCAGATCATTACGAATCAGCCACCAGCACAGTTCCGGCATTGTCACAACGTGACTGTCATCAAAACCGAGATCCCGACGCACAACAGACAACACCCAGCGGGCACAGTTATCCGTTGCCATTGATTCCAGCCGTTCCGTGAACTGATCGCGCAGCTGGTTATCGCAGTGCCAGCACAGACGGATTGCGCCCGGCGCGTGTCGCATTGTGGTCATGTTCTCGCTGTGCCAGTCGGAATGAGGCCACTGGCAGCCTTTTTCACGAAGTAAACAGCTTTCAAGACATTCCACGCCACCAGCACGACGGATCACTGCCTCATTGCGGAACACGGCCCGAACGGCAGGATCATCCGCCAGCGGTTGTGATGCAGCCGGAACGGCACCACTGGCGAAAGATGAATAACGTTCCGGCTCAGGCTCCAGCAGGACACGCCCCTGCATAAACAGGGGCATCAGCTCTGAACCTGGCCTGAACAATACGATCCCCATACGCGGGGCAATTTCAGGGGTCAGTAGTGCTCTCACGGTCACCTCAATGAACGGTATCGAGCAGCTTTAACAGCTCAGGGAATCGGGATTCGAAGAAATGCGGCTGCGTCTCGCGCGGATTTGCGGGACTGGTGATGTTCTTGCCGAACATGCAACCTTTCGCTGTCAGCGACCAGAATTTTTTGATGTTGTTAATCGCGGTACGGCTGTATCGTTCGCGTTGTTCAACGATCCCCAGCTTCGCCATCTGGTGATATGCCTGATTAGCCGTCAGGCGGATACCATACTGCTTCAGCAGTGCACTCAGCGACAGCGTCGGGCGGCTTGAGCCATCAGGCGCGTCAGCAGGTGCATCAATGGCATAGCGCGGTGCCAGATTCGGTAAGCCAACAGCCTCCTGGAGTTTCTGACAGGCCCCAAGCACAGATGAGTTAGACAGATTTAACTCCCGGCGCATAAAGTCCAGCAGAATCACGCCAGCCTGCATCTTGTCAGCAGCCTGTCCGGATAACTTTTCCGGCGCGCTGGTTACCATATCGAAAGTACGGATCACCTTCAGATGGAATGACGGGCTGATGGGCAATGATTTTACAGCGCGCGGCTGGCACTCACTACATTGCGGATGCTGTCGCACAGTCTGCTGGTGGGGTGTTTGTATCGCTTCCTGAAATTGAGGAAGTAGAGAACGCCGATATAAACCAGCGCCTGCTGGAAGTCATAGAACAGATCGGGAGTTACTCAAAGCAGATTCGTTCGGCAATCGAAGATGGGGTAGTGGAGCCACACGAGCAGACAGCAATTAATGATGAGTTGTATCTGTCAATTTCGAAGCTCCAGGAGCATGCAGCACTGGTCTACAAAATCTTTTGCGCTCCAGAAAAGAGTGACGCCCGCGAGTGTGCAGCTCCGGGCGTCGTGGCGTTTTGTGTCTGTGGAGAAACTAACGCATGAACAGTTTAACGGCAAATAACCGTTTGTCGCAACAGCTGGTGGTCAGCGTCGCTGAACACCTGTTGTTACGGCATGAATGCAGATTACCAAATCTCCTGGCTGTAAGTAACCACAGAGAACTTTACCTGACTGTGGGGGGCGAGTTGTGCAGGAACTTAACCGCTGGTTTCGTGACGGAAGAGGACTTTATGTTCATGTTATTCGTTGGGAGCCAGAAACACAGCGCGTTATCTATCTTCGCAAAGACTACCCGCATGAGTGCTTTAGCCCTTTGTGGAAATTCAGGCGTGATTTTGTTGAGTGTGAAGGACCACCAGCACATTGATTCTGCCATTCCGGGACGTTACACTGTTCAGGCACCTTATAAAGCGGGTGCCGGGATTGGCGTCTTGGAATTGCATACGGCGACAATTGGCGCGTTAGCGTCTTTTTTGTTGCTACAACTCAGCTATACCCAAATTATGGTGGGCTGGGTGGGGGCACCGAAAGGTGCGCCGGTTTCCGTATGCGCCGGTTACGCCAACCCTGCTCAGTTCACCACCAGCGAAATTGGCGTTTCCGGTGGTGGAAGTTATCCATTGCATACGGAGGCTGCCATCATGGCTACTGTCCCAGCCCTCACTCGTCTGAATGATGAAGACTTACATAAACTCAGCTATGTAACAACTGCACTACGTGCTCTGCGCAAGGTAACTCTTTCGGATCCGCAGGCGCATCAGGTTCTGGTAGAAACCCTTCTTAACTTGCAGGCTGAACGTATCCGTTTGGCGGATAAGGCTAATCTTCATATTCACCGTCTCCTGAATATCAGCGGAGGGCATCGTCATGCTTAATCCGTTGATCCTCAATATTCACCGTTTACTTCAGCGTAAAAAAATATCAATTCCTACAGTTGGGCAGTGGTACACCACGCCTGCAGGGCATGTTCTACGTGTTAGCCTGGTGGACCGTGAATGTCAGAAGGTGATTTGTGAACCGCTGGGCCGTAATTACCGCGTCAGTATGCCGCTTATAGCCTTTCGCTCCGGAAAAAACATGAAGCATCTCGGAGGTGCAGCATGAGTATGGAGCTGATGGTTAAAGCGATGAAAATTCGAGTGGGTAATCCATTGCGAAAACTGGTTCTGATCAAGCTGGCTGATAATGCCAGCGATCAGGGTGAGTGCTGGCCCAGCTACCAGCATATTGCTGACCAGTGCGAGATTAGCAAACGTTCTGTGATGAATCATATTGCGGCCCTTTGTGAGTCCGGGCTGGTAAAAAAAGTCACCCGGAAAGGTGAAAAAGGTAACTCAAGTAATATCTATCTCCTTCATCTGGATGGTGCAGGAGATTCACTAGGGGGTAGTGCAAATAATTCACTATCTGGTGCAGCAAATTCACCATGTAGTGCAGGAGTTGCACCAGGGGGTAGTGCAGGAGATTCACCCAGAACCAGTCACTCTTTTGAACCAGTCAAAGAATCAGTCAATGAACCAATAGCTGTTGGTGCATCAGTTGATGAGTCCGTGCGAGTTCGTTCAAACCGACCGGAATACTCTCCGGAGTTTGAGCAGGCATGGCTGGCATATCCCAAACGTGCTGGTGGCAATTCAAAATCTGCAGCCTTCAAAGCCTGGAAAGCCCGTTTGAATGAGGGGGTAAACCCCGAAACCATGCTGGAAGGTGTGAAACGCTACGCTGGCTGGGTATCTGCGATGGGTAACAGCGGCACACAATTTGTGAAACAGGCTGTCACGTTCTTTGGTCCGGATCGTCATTTCGAAGAATCCTGGGAAGTTCCTGCGGTATCTGCAGCCAGACGCGAGGACCCGTACTTCAAAGCCAGTTACGACAACGTGGACTACAGCCAGATCCCGGCAGGATTCAGGGGGTGATCATGAGTCTTTTGAATGACATTCAGAAATTCATTGAAGCCCATCCGGGGTGTACTTCCGCAGACATTGCGGATGCTTTTGCAGATTACTCACGGCAGCGCGTTCTGCAGTCAGCAAGCAAGTTACGTCAGAGTGGGCGTGTGGCTCACCGTTGTGAAGGAGATACACGCAGACATTTCCCGCGCCTGACTGAGAGAGCGCAGGAGCGGGAACCACAACCAGTTCGTGAAACCAGACCTGTGCGTAATTTCTATGTCGGCACTAACGATCCCCAGGTGATTTTATGCCTGACCCGCCAGGCTGAAGAACTGGAGTCGAGGGGGTTATACCGTCGTGCTGCAACGGTGTGGATGGCGGCATTCCGTGAAAGTCACTCCCAGCCAGAACGAAACAACTTTCTGGCGCGTCGTGAGCTGTGCTTACGGAAAAGCAGCAAGCGCGCTGTATCGGGTGATGAATGGTATCTGTCAGGGAATTACGTGGGGGCTTAATGACGACGTTAACTCAATGCCAGCAGCAGGTGCTGGATATGCTGATTTCTTACCAGCAAGAACGTGGCTTTCCGCCAACCAATCAGGAGGTGGCAACCAAGCTGGGATAGCGTTCGGTGAATGCAGCGGTGGAGCATCTTCGCGCACTGGAGAAAAAAGGCGTCATCACGATAAAGCGTGGCGTGGCCCGGGGGATAACGCTTCATACCGCGGTGAAGGACGACGACAGCGAGGCGGTCGGGATTATCCGCTCACTGCTTGCCGGTGAGGAAAACGCCAGGCTGTGTGCAGCCCACTGGTTACATGAGAGGGGCATGAAAGTATGAAGCTGATTCTGCCTTTTCCGCCCAGCGTGAACACGTACTGGCGACATCCCAACAAAGCGGCGTTTGCAGGTAAGAGCCTGATAAGCGCGGCGGGGCGAAAATTCCAGAGCGCGGCGTGCGCAGCAATAGTTGAGCAGTTACGTCGTTTGCCGAAACCAACGTCGGCACCTGCTTCAGTGGAGATCGTGTTGTTTCCGCCGGATAACCGGATCCGCGATCTGGACAGCTATAACAAGGCGCTGTTTGACGCCCTGACCCATGCGGGTGTGTGGGAAGACGACAGTCAGGTGAAAAGAATGCTGGTGGAGTGGGGACCGGTTATCCCGGAAGGGAAGGTCGAGATCACTATCAGTAAGTACGAGAAAACGGCGGGTGCAGCCGCCTGATCAAGAGGAGAAACGAAGTATGAATAATCTGATGGTCATTGATGGTATTGAAGTTCGTCGTGATGCTTATGGGCGTTACAGCCTGAACGATCTGCATCGCGCAGCAGTAGCATCTGGTGCAAATGCCAGAACCAAGGAGCCAGGAAAGTTTCTATCCAGCCAACAAACTGTTGAGCTTGTTCATGAATTAACCAACACCCAGAATTTGGGTGTTGACCCGGTGAGTGTGATTCATGGGGGAAATGAACGGGGAACGTATGTCTGTAAGGAACTGGTGTATGCCTATGCAATGTGGATCCCAGCGGGAAAATCTGATCGCCATCTGCACGAAGGCGGTTGAATAAAGCGTTCTCTGTTACATCCAGCCACTCAGCAGCTTCAGCGTAACCTCCCGGCAACGCCGCGATAGTTTTTCTGACAGCTTTCACGTACCACTCAGGCTGTTTTTCTACTTTCCAGTGATGCTTACCCACGGTTAGCCTCATCGTTCTGTGGTTAAAAATTGAAGGTGTTCTGTTAATCTTTCGGATAGATATCCGGTCTTAAGTCAGATTTCGTAATTGCACCTGACGTGCATTGCTCAAGTTTTTTAGCCAGCACAAAACTGGCTTTTTTATAACCATTGAAAACCAGCCGTAAGTAGCCAGGTGTTGAGCCAACTTTTCCGGCCAACTCGCCCTGCTGTTCTTTGGTTAAAGAGTCCCAATACGCTTTCATACAACATGTACCTCCAGTATACATATTACATGATTGAGATGAACCTTCAAGATACTTGTACCTTATCGGTACAAAGGTTTTAATTTCGTTATGAAAACAATCCATGACATCCGGCGGTCTAACGCCAGAAAACTGAGAGATGGTGTTGGCGGAAATTCATCCTTTGCCACCATGATTGATCGCGAGCCTACCCAGACCAGCAGGTTTATGGGGGATGGCGCTACTAAAAATATCGGTGACAGCATGGCACGGCACATCGAAAAATGTTTCGACCTGCCTGTCGGATGGCTTGATCAAGAACACCAGACAACGAACATCACAAAAAAACCTGATGTTTCAATCACTAATAAAAAAATAACGTTAGTCCCTGTCATATCATGGGTACAGGCCGGAGCATGGAAAGAAGTTGGCTATTCTGAGGTTGATTTGAGCACAACAGAAACGTATCCCTGCCCTGTACCCTGTGGCGAAATGACTTATATATTGAGGGTGATTGGTGATTCAATGATTGATGAGTACCGTCCGGGAGACATGATTTTTGTCGATCCAGAAGTACCAGCCTGCCACGGCGATGACGTTATTGCATTGATGCACGATACAGGTGAAACCACCTTCAAAAGGTTGATAGAAGACGGGACACAGCGTTATCTCAAAGCGTTAAACCCAAACTGGCCTGAGCCTTACATTAAGATCAACGGTAATTGCTCTATAATTGGTACAGTGATTTTCTCAGGAAAACCAAGAAGATACAAAATCAAAGCCTAATCAATGTTTATGAACCTGCTTCGGCAGGTTTTTTTATACTTGACAATGTACCTATGAGATACATAATGTACCCAAGCGAAACAACGAACAGGCAGGACGCCCACGAAGTAGCCGCCTGGGGCATATAAAGTCCAGGATGATTCGTTAGCAACAAAAAAGCGCCCTACAGGACGCTTAGCTCTTTAACAATCTGGATATCCACAACAGTAGTAATCTACAGATTGCCGTTAAGTTTTCTGGACAACTCCTCAATGGATGGAGGCGATACGTAATCCGGATTTTTATTCATCAGAAACTTATTTCACAGTGGAGGCACCTGCTTTTATGAAAAAGCTCATCTTCGCTAACCGGGAATGGTTGAAGTATCGATACTATCTTTTGTCCAAAACATTTTGGGCAAAGATGCATGGTTATGCTGCCACCGTTAACGATTACCTCCTTCGCGTATACAAAAGTACCCGACTCAAGTTGGTTAAGGATATAGCCTTCCGTCTGAGCCTCAAAGTTTTCGAATTCTGCAATTTTAGCTTTGAGAGAAGCATTTATTTCTTGATAAGAGCCCACCAGTTCAACGAGAGACACGCATTCGCGCTGAATAGACGCAAGCTTTGAGTTCAGCTCACCAATAGCCGCATTTACTTCAGCTTGAGTTTTTGCCTCGTTCATTAGTTTTGCAATCTGGGCTGTTTCACGAATAGCCGTCATTGCTGCCGTTAATTCAGCGATCACATTGAATACTCTTATTGTTGTTGGGGATATCCAGATTAACCGAATCCTTGTTGTTGGGGAATAACCAGGTCCACCTCGCCTGATGTGGCTAAAAGCAGGCACATAACAGCTAAGTATTTTCAACCAGAGAGAATCCTTAGCGTTGTGGTGAATGCGGCTCAGCGCACGCGGGTTAAGGTTGAGGCTGACAGTCGACCTTCTGTGGATACCCACCCGCCTGGTGTGCAACCTTCGCCAGGCACCGGGAGGCACCCGGCACCACAACTTTATGCTGTGTATAGTCCTGGCGGTACCAGCTTGTACCCTTGCTTCCGGCTGGTACCGTCCTTTTTACAAAACAGAGAAGAGCATCACCGGACGACGGGCTCATAACCCAATCCATCCGGGCGGCTGCCACCGCAGGTGTTCTTCTCTGTTTTGTGGAGAAACCAACCGACCTTGCAGGGTCGATATGATGAGGAGCAGCAAAATGGCTAGCGAACGCAGTACTGATGTGCAGGCATTTATCGGGGAGCTGGACGGCGGCGTATTTGAAACCAAAATCGGCGCAGTTCTAAGTGAAGTCGCTTCCGGTGTGATGAACACGAAAACCAAAGGGAAGGTCTCACTCAATCTGGAAATCGAACCGTTTGATGAGAACCGTGTGAAAATCAAACACAAACTCTCATATGTTCGCCCAACTAACCGCGGGAAAATTTCCGAAGAAGATACCACCGAAACGCCGATGTATGTCAATCGCGGTGGTCGCCTGACTATTCTGCAGGAAGACCAGGGACAATTACTGACTCTTGCCGGTGAACCTGACGGAAAACTACGCGCAGCAGGTCATTAATATCGTTCTTAATAAACTGATTATTTATCTCATCACTGAATATCTTTATATAGTGAGGACTTATTATGTCTCAGAACTTAGACGCAACCGCAATTAATCAAATCCATGCCCTTATTTCTGCTCAGGGTGTTAATGAAATTATCAGTAAGATTGGTGCCGATGCTGTGGCATTGCCTGAGAACTTCCGCATTCATGATCTGGAAAAATTTAATTTAAATCGCTTCCGTTTCCGTGGTGCGCTTTCCACTGCCAGCATCGATGACTTTACCCGTTATTCTAAAGATCTTGCAGATGAAGGCACCCGCTGCTTTATCGATGCCGATAATATGCGTGCCGTCAGTGTGCTTAACCTGGGTACTATTGATGAACCAGGTCACGCAGATAACACCGCCACTCTCAAACTGAAAAAGACAGCACCGTTCTCTGCTCTGTTGTCTGTTAACGGCGAGCGTAACTCCCAGAAGTCACTGGCAGAATGGATTGAAGACTGGGCCGACTACCTTGTAGGCTTTGATGCTAATGGTGACGCTATTCAGGCAACAAAAGCGGCTGCGGCTGTCCGTAAAATCACGATTGAAGCAAACCAGACCGCTGATTTTGAAGATAATGACTTCAGCGGAAAACGCTCCCTGATGGAGTCTGTCGAAGCGAAGACCAAAGATATTATGCCAGTGGCATTTGAATTTAAATGCGTTCCGTTTGAAGGTCTGAAAGAACGTCCGTTTAAATTACGCCTCAGCATTATCACTGGCGATCGTCCTGTACTGGTTCTGCGCATTATTCAGTTGGAAGCAGTCCAGGAAGAAATGGCTAACGAATTTCGTGATCTGCTTGTTGAGAAATTCAAAGACAGCAAAGTAGAAACCTTTATTGGGACTTTCACCGCCTGATTTCATTACTGCAAATGCCCCTGTGGGGGCATTTATGGAAACATAATTTACTCAATAATCGCCGGATGGTGAGGGCTTCCTTTTACCCGAATTCAGCGCGGTGCAGCGCATATACGTGGAGAACAAAATGTCATTTATTAAAACTTTTTCCGGGAAGCATTTTTATTATGACAAGATAAATAAAGACGACATTGATATTAACGATATCGCGGTTTCCCTTTCAAATATCTGTCGCTTTACAGGACATCTTTCACACTTCTACAGCGTCGCCCAACATGCGGTGCTTTGCAGCCATCTGGTACCGCAGGAATTTGCTTTTGAAGCGTTAATGCATGATGCAACAGAAGCTTATTGTCAGGACATCCCCGCGCCACTGAAACGCCTTCTTCCTGACTATAAACAGATGGAAGAAAAAATAGACGCCGTAATCCGTGAGAAATACAGGTTACCCCCGGTTATGAGCACACCTGTGAAATATGCCGATCTCATCATGCTGGCAACCGAACGCCGCGATCTCGGGCTTGATGATGGCTCTTTCTGGCCAGTACTGGAAGGTATCCCGCCAACAGAGATGTTCAAAGTTATTCCACTGGCTCCATGCCATGCCTACGGGATGTTTATGGAGCGCTTTAACGAATTATCAGAGTTACGCAAATGCGCATGAATGTTTTCGAAATGGAAGGGTTTCTTCGCGGGAAATGTGTACCGCGAGATGTGAAAGTGAATGAAACGGATGCTGAATACCTGGTACGTAAATTCGATACGCTTGAAGCTAAATGTGCAGCACTGGAAAACAAAGTAATACCAGTGTCAGCTGAACTGCCGCCAGCAAATGAAAGTGTTCTGTTATTTGATGCTAATGGAGAAGGCTGGCTGATTGGCTGGCGTTCTCTCTGGTACACATTGAGGCAAAAAGAAACCGGAGAATGGCAGTGGACATTTCAGGTCGGGGACCTTGAAAATATCAATATCACTCACTGGGCAGTAATGCCAAAAGCACCGGAGGCTGGGGCATAATGACCACTTTCACCGATAAGGAACTAATTAAAGAAATCAAAGAACGAATCGGCAGCCTGCACGTGCGAGATAATGTTGAGCGCCGTGCTTATGAAATTGCTCTGGCATCACTGGAAGCAGAGCCGGTGGCGTGGCTGCATTCAGACAATGGCTTAGGTATTCCGGCAATAACCAGGAGCAAAAACATTGCTGACAGTTGGTTATCAAAGGGCTGGTATGTTCAGCCGCTATATATGGCTCAGCCTGTGTCGGTGGTGCCGGATGGTCTTCCGTCTTTAAATAATGGCATAGTCGGCTTTCATGAAGGCTGGAACTCCTGCCGCACCGCCATGCTTCATGGTGCCGAACCTGTAAGCCAGACTTACAAGTTGAACGAGCTGTCGAGCAACTCTCCGGTAACTCCGGATGGTTGGATAAGCTGTAGTGAGCGAATGCCGAACGATAAACAGTATGTTTGGTGTTGGGGGAAGCCTTACGGCTGGACTGAGTGCGATACCTTCGAAGGGTATTACGATTGGTCGAGAAACAAATGGTGGGCAGTTACTGACGATGGGGAAGAAGCGGCATCGAAAGTAACCCACTGGATGCCGCTACCGGAGCCGCCGCAGGAGGTGAAGTAATGAACAACTTAATGACAACTAAACAAGTCGCCGACTTCTGTGGCGTTTCAGTATCGACTGTTCTTCGCTGGAACAGCGTAAACAGGAGAACTGGCCAGAAATACAGGCCTGATTTTCCAGATCCTGATATCAAATCCTGCCCAAATAAATGGGCATCACGCAAGATATACAGGTTTGCGGGCGTTATAGAGTAACGTTTATTAGTTCCGATGTTAGCAGCCCCATCTATAGCACAGAGCTAAATCTAATCTGATTACCTGCTCTGTGCCATAGACGTTTCAGTAACTGAACTATTTAACCGTAATTAATATCTTCAACTTTAGTATATGAAACATAGCATGACTCACATCATAGGCAGCATCTCATTGGACAAATATTCCATTAGATGTTCATTACGTAGCACGCTGTCATAGAAAATATGCCCCCAAGAATTAATCGACTTTTCAAGAGCCATATCTCGAAAAGTCTCAAGTTGCTCCCTTACATTCAACCCCTTATGGCGCATTTTTCCCACAAGGCGCAGTAACCGCAAATAATTACTTTGAAAATATCGATAGTAGCGTGCTGGTATATTTAACTCTGTAATATGTCTCGAAATTAATTCTTGAAACTCTTTGTCAAGTTCAGGATGAGGGTGAAGCCCAATTGAAGTAGGCGCATTAAATGGTTCATGAATATCTAATATTAAGACTTGTCTTTCAATAAAACTATCATAGTAAGGGTGAATAAAAAGTCGCTTACCATTATCATCACTAATCTTAACTCCCTTGGCTCCTTGACATATATCACACATAGGGAAAAGATTTACTAAGGTTACAGAAAACTCAGGAAAAAAGTTTTTTGGTAAATAATGATCAAGCGTGTTAGGAGTTCCATCTTCACCGCATGACGGACAATAATCCAATACACGACTTCGCAATTTATCCAGAAGGGGCTTCTGAACAGATTCCACACCTGGAGAGATATATAAATTTTTGAATCGCCCATGAACTAATGGGTCATTCATTTCTTCCCAAATTTCAATAGACTCAGGATTCCCACCAAACTCAATATATTGATAAACTCGATTCTTCCATGCTTCTTTAATCCTGATAAAATAATCTTTGTGTTTGCCTCCCTGACGCTCTTCAACAATACATTCAATTAATTCAATATCATTCAGCTCAAAACAAGGAGAGTCAAGACGAATCACCATTTATCCTCCGCCATTGCATGGATCTGAATCAACATTTCCTCGTTGATATTGTCCCCTAAAGCTTCAATAAGCTCTTTAGCAGATCCATATTCTTCCAATTTTTCACGTAGCCACGCCTCAAATGGTTTAGAAACAGATTTATCGCCAAAAACATAAGACGAAATCCGCTGTATATCTCCACCAAATGTCTCAAAAGGCGGATGATTTATAAATAGACTATCATTAGTACGTTCAAAAACATGGACACAATGTCGTGGCAATTCACGGACAGTGACCAATGAATGTGTTGCCAACAAAGCCTTGGAGGCAAAGTTTCTAAGAATTTTCTTCAACATTTGTATAAAGGCAATTTCGAGCGTAGGATGCAGGAATAGTTCTGGTTCATCGATTAAGATAAGACTGTTTCTACGTATTGCTCCTAAAATATTTGTAACCATGTAGGAAAACAGTCTCTGTCCCGAACTCAAATTAATCGGCGAACCGTCCTTTAGGAAAATAATCCCTGTGCGAACGTGAAGAAATTCGCGTAATCTTTTTGTATTTGGTTCATCTATACGGTCGGAGCGAATTGGAATATATGCCTCAGGTTGTCCATTACCATCAATTATGGCATCGGCCGGAATGAATGAATCATCCACTAGCCATGGGCCACTTTCAAATAGTTGAGATTTATCTTCAAAACCAGAAACACCAATAGCGATATCGTCAAAATCAATTGCGTTTTTTAATACGGAATAAAGGGTGGCAACCTTATTAGACCAATTTTTAATCGCACCGTATTTACGATCATCCTCCAAGCATAATATTAAGGAATATGCTGCATTAAGATGAGGCCATTGTCGAGATAAACGGATTTTTTTTATCTCTTTACCGTCAGGGTGCGTTTGTGTTTCATAAGTGCGTAGACCAAAATATCGATAAACATCATGATCTTTCCGCTCATTACCACTCTCTCTATCGACAACTTCACTATCAATTGGGAACAATTCAAATGGGCTGTAAGAAACAACAACAATTTGATTAATATTGGGCTCTTTTTCAAAGCCAGTTTCGTTCTTTTCGTTCGGATTCAATCTAAGCCAGTCGTCAACAATCTGAATTAAAGCTTGTGATTTACCAATACCATTAGGACCAATCAGAACATTAATATCATGTGGTAGTGGTGAAACTGTAGAGAAATTTAGACTCAAGGGCTGGATGTCTCCCCCAAATGTTCGGAAGCGAAAGATCATATTTCCTATGCTAATACCCTCTCCGTTCAGAGCGCGCCATCCATCGAGAAATGCTTTTATAGATCCACGTTCACGTTGGAGCGACTTCTTAAACCCGTTTGAGCTAACTAATTCCATACTATTGGAATCTTCAAGAATATGCACCATATAACTCGCATCACAGAGAACCTCTGCAACTTTAATAGCTGCATCTGAACCAAGATGTCCATCAATAAGTTCGTAAAAAGTAATATCTTCAGGATTGGAAATATAGGACAAATCTTTAATAGGAAATACACCATCCCAGCCTTTTGAAACAAGCTCATCAAAATAACTGAAAGACGTCATTTGATCCTTAATCAAAATCTTAAGTGCCGGAAGTTCAACCTCTCTACCGTTAATCTGGCAGTATGTTGGGAAGGATGTTTTATAATCGAAGTCATCCCATCGATCAAATAATAACAAGATAACAGTATCATGAGATTTAAGAATAGCGTCACGTTTTACGTTATCCTTCCCCACATAAATTACGTCCATATTCCCCTCTTTCTAATCAACCATCGTTGACTCTTTCTATCATTTAGAATCGTTCGTGTCGAATTCTTAGTCGCCATAAGCTTATAGAGCTCACAGAACCATTGTAAATGACTAATGGATTGTCTTAACATATGGTGTAATAAAAAATCCTTTGAGAAGCTGTACTCCAATACCATATGGATTGACACAAAATTGTTAGTAATGTATTTGCTATAATAGTGTGTTCAAAATTCGGTATACCCACTTTCACTTAAAGCGAACTATCAATTGGATTTTGAGCTAGTACAAGTAACAATCGATTCAACTCTCTCCCACCATGCCTGGTAGGCTTTACGCTGTTCTTCTAGATAATCGCTCTTGTCATAAACTTGCCATACCCCAGGCAGTTTATGACCTAGCATTATTTCTGCAATATGAGGCGCAGTAAGATCAGAAAAGTTCGTTCGTGCTGTTCGCCTCAAATCATGAAGAGACCAATGAGGGAATTGATATCCTAAACGCCGCCATGCGTATTGCATTAAATTGTAAGGCAGCGACTGCAATGATGTCCGACCAACTGGCTCCCTGCTTCCTTCCTTAGTAAAAAGCATATCGGAACCGTTGTTCATAGAGATAACATATTTTATAAGCTCTTCAACAGGTTCAATAATGGGCCGCTTTAGCGGTTCGCCTGTTATGTCCCCTGTCTTATGCCGCTCTGGTGGTACAGTCCATACCTTATTAATGAAATCAAAATCGTCCACTCTGGCAGTAATCAGCTCTGAACTACGACAGCCGAAATGCAGCAATAGTTTAATAAAGGCCCGGTATTTGGGAACCATTCGAGAACCATCGATCGCAGCATAAAGAATTTTAATTTCATCGTGTGTCAGAAACCGTTTCTTCTGACCTTTACGGATATCCATATCTTTACCCGTGATATCCGACAGCGGGCGAGTTTCAATAAGCTTTCTCTTATACGCCCAGACATGGGCCTGCTTTGCGTTAATTAGCAATCGGTCTGCTATTGCTGGAGTCTTAGTGCTAAGAGGCTCCAGGACCTCTAACCAATCATGCAATGTAGCTGCATCGTGAGGGATACTCCCGATTTTAGAGAACAGGTGCAGTTCAAATGAGCGGAGTATCTGCTCAGAACCTTTTTTATTTTTTACACAATATGCTTCATACCAGGCACGGATCACAGACTCTACCGTCATGGATTCAGTAGCTTTGCGTTTTTCTGCCTGCTTTACCAATCGTGGATTGCGGTTTGACTCGAGTTCACCACGAAGACGGATAACTTCTTCTCTGGCCTCTTTTAATCCAGTTGCCGGGTAAGTTCCGATATCAAGGCGCTCGCCTTTTCCTGCCCATTGATAACGATATTGGAACACTACGCGACCTTTCGGTGATACTCTGACAGACAGACCATCACGATCTGATTTAACCAAAACCTTATCGCGTTCCTTTCCAACGACTGAACGCAACCACGCATCAGACAGCGCCAT